GCTGAGGTAGAGGAAGAAAGAATCGAAAGAGAAGAAGTCGTAGAGGAGTTTGAAGAAGTTTTTGAGGAAGAGTTTCAAACTGCGGAAAGAGAAGAAGCTACAGGTAAAAGTTCTATCAGTAGGGATATAGCTTTACGAGTTGTTTCTTCTACGATAGCTACAGCTACACAGAGCGTAAGTGGTACGAACGCAGGCAATAGTGTACATTCCAATGGGACAAGCACTGCATCTGGTAACAGTGTTAATATGAGTTCTACGGGAGCTTCTTCAGGTAACGCAGGAATAAGCACCACCAGTTCTCCGAGTATGTCTGATCAGTTTGCTTCAGCTACAGTACAAACAAACCAAGTTTTAGACATGAGTTCTATGTCAGTATCTGGTTCTACAACCACAAGTTCTGTAGAAACAACAGATGTAAACACTTCCGTTGTTTCTGTCACAACATCAGCTACAGTACAAGATCAGATAGATACTTCAATAAATTCTATGGATACCTCATCAGACACAGATTCCACAGTAGAGGATCTAATAGCACAGAATTTACAAACAGCACAAGAAGAAGCAGAAGCTCAACAAGAAGAAACAGGTGAGTATGGTTCGGAAGACACTGTTATAGCATATATGGGGTTTGTACCAGGATTTAACAGTTATCAAAAAGTTGTTATGTTGGATCAATCACAATGGTATGAGTCAAGAACTATCTATACGGACACTCTTGCAGATAACACAGAAGCGTTTTATGGGTTAGCAAGTAGTAATATTACTAAAATGAGTAATATAATAGAGCAACAACCAAATTTATGAATATATACTTGACTGAAATGTACATAGATAAAAAAGTGTATGCTGGTCCGAATATTGTAGCTGAAGACATAATTGAAGCCACTATTAAGGCACACAACATACAAAAAGATTTAGTTGTTATAGGTGTACTTAAAGAAGTTATAGATATTGACGATATTTTTGACAATGAAACAGAAAATATCGTTTTACATTAGGAGAATAATATGGACTGGTTACAGAATAAAACAACACAAATAATTGCGTTAGTTGGTATAGTATCAACACTAGCAGGGTTTGGTTACACAGGTGCTACTTATGTTAATCGCATAACTAACCTAGAAGCTAAAATAGGTGGCATAGGGGATACTGAGTCAGCTCAGCAAGTAATAGAAGAACGCTTTGCTGCTATAGAAACATCTGTACAGTTCTTGGAAAAAAGTATTGACAGTATAGATGTTCCTGATGTTACAGAAATTAAAACTGACATAGCTACAATTAAAGCCGATTTAGAAAGTCTCGATAGCAACTTAACTAAATTAGAAAATAAAAACGACAACCCTTTAAACGGATGACTACTAAAAAAGCAACAGCAAACGATGTCGCAAACGACTTAGCTAAACACGAGATACAGTGTGCAGAAAGATGGAAAACTGCATTTAATGAGTTTTCAGACATAAAACAAGAAATTACAAACATTAACTCAACGATCAAGACAGCAACTTTTAGTGTATTCGGTTTTATAGGAGCAGTGTTAATTGCTGTGTTGACTAGCGTTGTTTTGTAATGAGCAAAATTTTAATAGGTGTTATACTTGTGTTATCGTTAGTCACTTATTATTTCTATAGTCAAAACCAGATCTTAGTTGCAAACAATTCACAGTTAGAAAACGCAGTAGCTACACAAGAAGAAGCAATAAAGTCTATTCAAGCAGACTTTGAGTTGCAAACACAACAACTACAAGAACTTAGTGTAAAAAGTCAAAAAGCACAAAGAGAGTTAAACAGATACACACAGTTTATACAAAATTATGAGTTAGCATCTAAAATACTTGCTGACCCAGTTGAAATGGAAAGGAAAATAAATAATGGTACAAAACATATCATGGAAAACATCGAGCAAATCAGTAGCACTATTGATGGTCTTGATAGTGGCTTGCAGTTGCAGCCTACTTCCAACTAAACAGATACAAGTAACTGCCAAACCTTTAGAGAAAAAGATTGTGCAACCAATCATGCCTAGAGAGATAGATCTTAAGGAATTACAGTGGATAGCTGTCACACCCGATAACTGGGAAGATCAATTGGCAAGAATAGAGCAACAAGAGGGTGAGTTGGTGTTCTTGGCTATGACTATACCTGATTACGAAGTCATGGCTTATAATATGCAAGAAATTAAACGCTATATTGTTGAATTGAAAGATGTAGTAGTATACTATAGGAAAGTAACAACTTCTGAGGAAACTGAATGAATATATCAAAAGAAGGCATAGCTTTAATTAAAAAATTTGAAGGTTGTGAACTCACAGCATACCAAGATGCTGTTGATGTGTGGACAATCGGTTATGGACACACAAAAGGTGTTAAAAAAGATGACACTATAACTAAAGAAGAAGCTGATTCTATGCTAATGCATGAGCTGTTAGAGTATTGTAGTCATGTAGAGAATGCAGTAGAAGTACCTTTAAAACAATGTATGTACGATGCGTTAGTGTCTTGGACATACAATCTTGGTCCAACAAACTTAAAATCAAGCACAATGCTTAAATTTTTAAACGCAGAAAACTATGAAGAAATCCCTACACAAATAAAACGCTGGAACAAAGCAGGTGGAAAAGTTTTAGAAGGATTAAAACGAAGAAGAGAAGCAGAAGCTTTGTTGTTTGAAGGTAAAGACTGGACAGGAGTGTAGTATGCCATTAAGTAAGTTTGTATTTAAACCTGGAATAATGAGGGAAGGTACAGACTATGATAACGAAGGTGGGTGGTTTGATGCTAACTTAGTTAGATTCAAAGCAGGTCGACCACAAAAAATAGGTGGGTGGCAAAAAGATAATCTTAATACTTTCTTAGGTACATGTAGAGCTCTACACGGTTGGCTTACATTAGCAGGTACAAAACTTTTAGGGTTAGGCACAAACAAAAAATACTATATTGAAGAAGGGACAACATTTGCTGATATCACACCTGTACGCTCAACAACAGGTGCAGGTGATGTAACTTTTGCTAAAGTAGGTAATGGGGATGCTACACTTACGGTTAGTGACACAGCACATGGAGCAGTAGTTGGTGATTTTGTTACCTATAGTGGTGCAGCTAGTTTAGGTGGAAATATTGTCGCTGCTGTATTAAACCAAGAATACGAAATAGCAACTATTGTTAATGCTAATTCATACACAATCGAAGCTAAAGACACAAGTGGGGACACAGTTTTGGCAGCAGCAGGGGATAGTGGTAATGGTGGCAGCAGTACAGTAGGAGCGTATCAAGTCACTACAGGTTTAGATATTTATGTGCAATCAACAGGTTGGGGTGTAGGTCTCTGGGGAGACAGTACATGGGGAAGTACAACTGCTTTAACTTTAGGTAACCAACTTAGACTTTGGTCACACGATAACTTTGGCGAAGACTTAATTATTAACCCAAGAGGTGGTGGAGTCTATTATTGGGATGCTACTAATGGAATAACAACAAGAGCTAATAACTTATCAACACAAAGTGGAGCAAACTTAGTACCAACAGTCGGTTTACAAGTTTTAGTTAGTGAAACGGACAGACATGTAATAGTTTTAGGATCAGATGCAATAGTGGGAAGTTCAAGAACAGGTTCTGTAGATCCTATGCTTATAGCATTTAGTGATCAAGAAAACCCACTTGATTTTGAACCTGCTACTACAAACACAGCAGGTAGTTTAAGACTTTCTGAAGGTAGTCAAATTATAGGTGGTGTAAAAGCTAGACAAGAGGTATTAATTTGGACAGATACAGCGTTGTACTCTATGCAATTTATTGGTCCACCATACACATTTGGTTTAAATTTAATCAACGATGGTAGTGGTCTTATAAGTCCTAAAGGTGCCATAAGTAGTTCTAATGGTGTTTACTGGATGGGTTATGATAGTTTTTATGTTTACAATGGAGCAGTACAAAAAATATCCTGTAGTGTTTTAAGTTATGTGTTTGATGATTTTAATGTAAGTCAAGCTTTTAAAATTTTCGCATACAACAACAGTGAGTTTAACGAAGTAGGTTGGTTTTACCCTTCAGCTAGTTCTGACGATATAGACCGTTATGTGGTTTACAACTATGCAGAACAGGTGTGGACTATAGGTCAACTCAATAGAACAGCGTGGCTAGATTCTGGTGTAGAGAATTATCCTAGAGCGACTACAGAGAATTATTTATATGAACAAGAGTTTGGGTATGATAATGACGGTAGTCCTATGACTAATGTGTTTATAGAAAGCAGTGATTTTGATATAGGTGATGGAGAAAGTTTTGCGTTTATTAACAGAATCATTCCTGACATTAAATTTTTAAGTAACACTAGTGGTGGTAAAGTTAATTTAGTGTTAAAAACTAGAGATTTCCCAGGAGAAAGTCTTACTACAGCTAGTACAAGTCAAATTGCTGCGAGTACTTCAAAAGCAGATATACGAGCTAGAGCGAGACAAATAATACTAAGGCTAGAATCAGACGACGATGCTGCTAACGCAGGTAATGACAATGTAGGTTGGCGATTAGGAGCAACAAGAATGGATGTAAAATCTGATGGACGCAGATGAGTAAACTACTTCCTACTCGTTTACCTATTAGTTTTTCTCCCCAAGTAGAATCTGATACATACAATAGATTAGTCCGAGTACTAGAACTTAATTTAGGTCAGTTTAATCCAGACAACACACGACAGATAACAACTTCTGAAAGAAACACACTCTATTTTGATCCAGGAAGTTTGATTTGGAACACATCTATTGGTGTGTTACAAGTTTATACAGGAACTTATTGGATTGACATAGGTACACCCACGAATCCATTAGGTTATGAAGCTCAAGCACTACTTGGTCATGTTTCAGTAAAAACTAATGGAGATATTACAATTGAGTTAACACGATATGCCTAAACCATTTTATTACAACTGCACACTAGATAGAGTTATTGACGGAGATACGATTGATGTAAATATCGATCTCGGTTTTGATATAGTGCTTACTAAACAACGAGTACGATTAGCAGGTATAGATACACCAGAAAGCAGAACTAGAAACCTTGCTGAAAAAGCACTAGGACTAAAAGCAAAAGATAGACTTATAGAACTCTGTGGTAAAGAACTACAAGTACAGTCTCTGGGTAAAGGTAAGTATGGCAGGATATTAGGTATTCCGCACACTATAGATGGTGAAGATATCTGTGCTATGCTAATAACAGAGGGACACGCTGTGGAGTACTGGGGTGGTAAAAAGGTTAAAGTTTGGGGTTAAAGTCTAAAAACTGACTCCCCAGATGGTCACCAGGGAGTTTTTGATAATGAGTTAAGGGTAAACTACCCTTTGTTTTGAGTAGAAGTAGCTACGATTAGACCTTGTTTAATCATATACTTAACTAAACTAGGTTCTAATTTACCGTGTTCATCTATAACTTTATGTATTAGTTTATTGTAGTGATCGCTAAAACAAGGTAATCTATTAAAACTGGCCTCGAGTTTTTTATAGGGTATAGGTCTATCTTTGTGTATAAAAATAATAGAGTAATCTAGAACACAAAGAACTCTGTTCATTTTAGTTTTAGGTTTATAGAAACCATCGCCAGCAGAAAGTCTTCGTTTACCTTCTGAAGTAAGTTTAAGTAGACTTGTATTAAAGTCGTAATTTTTATCTTCCTTAGCTTTAGTTAGCTTGATAGTTTTTCTACCTATCTGTTTGTGGAACTTAGAACTTTCCATATGCTCAAAGTCCACATTTGCGTCTCGTAAACTTTGACTTAGTTCTTTATAGCTAGGTTGATCAGGATGAAACTTGTGTAACAACACGCAGAACGCTGTTACGAACTCTTTACCGTGTGGCTCTATAGCTCGGTTAGGTCGTTCTTTGTATTTTCTATGACCCGATATCGCATGAGCATACTCGTGCAGTACAACTGACCAACATAGTGCCCATTGTCTAGGTAAAGATATCTCATGTTTTCTGACTCGATCCCAGCATGTTGCAGATCGTCTATCACCATTTACAAATGTGGTGTCTACAGGTATGTCGTAGATCTTGTTTAATTTGTTGATAATAAACAAACATTGTTGTTCGTTAAGTTCATCTTTGCATTTACCACTCCAACTAGATTTGTTTTCCCAGTCGTAAACCTTTTGTCGTTGCCTATCTCTCATAAGTTATTCTCCTTTCTTAATTACTTATACACCCATCATATACTCATTTACTTTAAAAGTAAAGGAGTTTATTAAATTAATTATTACTATTTCTTATTCCAGAATTTTTATATATGATTGTATGTATCAGTGTATAACTGCAGCTTCTCTGGTGGAGCAATTAACCTGCTTAATAATAACAGTACGCACAAGAGAGGTTTAATTTCGTAGTGGTTAGAGAACAAAGTCCAAGACAAGGTATAACAGGAGTTGCTGAATATTTAGCTGCTCAAGGACGCAACGGCGACACAAACCTAACACATACAACTACAGGCGAAACCATTATTCCTGAAGAGATTCTAGCCAAGAATCCTGGACTTAAGAAAGATCTACAACTAGCTTTTGAAAACGAAGATATTCCGATGGAACAATATGTTGTTGGTTCTGGTATTATGTCTGTTAACCCAGAAACAGGATTATATGAAGCAGGATGGTTAAAAAAGACATGGAAAAGCGTAAGAAAAACTGTTAAAAAAGCTGGTCCAATTATAGGAGCAACAGTAGGTTTTATGATAGGTGGACCAATGGGTGCATCAATCGGAGCTGGGGTAGGTACTAAAACTTCAGCAATGCCTAGAGAAAACATATTAAGGAACATGGCTCTAGCTTATGGCGGAAGTGCAGCACTACAAGGTGCAGGCATGGGTGGAGCAGTAGAAGCAGCAAGAAATCAAGGGATAGGTGCATTTTTTAAAGCATCTAACTGGACACCAATGGCTGCTGGGCAAACAGGTATACAAGGATTTTTTCAAAATGTAGGTTCAGGGTTAGGTAGAAACTTTGGTTTTGGTGGAGAAATAGCATTAAGTAATAGTCAGATTACTGCTTTAGAAGCAGAAATGGCAGCTAGTGGTGTTGATTCTGTAACAGCTGCAATTAATTTAGGTATGGATCCTAAAATCGTTAGTCATTTAGGTAGCACTATGGGTGGGGGAACATATGGTCCAGGAGCACTTAGCTCTTTAGGTTCTTCGTACAGTGCACTTAACCCATTAGAACAATTTGCAGTACAGACAATAGGTGATGTTGCATTAGGTATACCTAATCAAACGCAAGGAGAAATGTCTGGTATGGGTAGTGCTCCTGCGTACATGACTCGTGGTTTAAGTGCTGGACCAAGTATCCCTAATCAACCAGTACAAGGTTCTAGTCCAACAGGCAGTAATACTGGAGTTCTTAGTTTACCTGGAGGATCTAGTTCTACCATGATTTCTTCAAATGCACCTGTTAGTCAGTATGCTTCTGCGTTAGATAGAATAAATATGGGTAATCAATTACTAGAGACTAGAGGAATCAATTCTAATATAACTAACGAAAGCCTCGGAGCTCCAGGACTTCTGTCTTTAAACACACCTTTCCCTACATTTGCACCACCAGTTTATGCACAGGCAGGTGGCTTTGGGCAAGATTTAGTAATGCAACAACAACCTCACAGTCACCCACAACTACATAGTCATGTATCTGGTCCACAAAAACTCGAAGGTGGTGGTCGTTTTATAGGTGACAATAGACAAATGTTTGCTGGTGGTGGTGTACATATGGGTGGTGGACAAGTTTCTGGTCCAGGTGGAGAAAAAGAAGATTTAATTAACGCAAAACTTTCTAACAACGAATTCGTGATGACAGCTGACGCAGTTAGAGGTGCAGGCAACGGTAGTATAGACAAAGGTGCAGATATGATGTACAAAATAATGAATAAATTTGAGAGCATGGCATAATGGCAGAAAATCAAACAACAACCAGTTACACTCTTCCCCCACAATACATACAAGATTTTCTTGCAGGAAATCAACAAGGTGTAGCTGGTTTATTTCCCCTACTTAACCAATCCCTACAGAATCAGTTTCAAACAATGGGAGACCCTGGAGCTACACCATACACATATGGTGGTGAGCGTATTGCTGGATTTTCTCCTAGAGAACTAGAAGCATTTAAACTTTCCGATCAAGCTATCGGAAGTTATATGCCTTACTTAAACAGGCAACAAGATTTATATGAATCAGGTTTACAGTCAGGAATCAGTGGACTACAAGAAGCTGGTTCTAGATTAAGAGGTTTAGAAGGTATACAAGACAGAGGTTTCGGCAGAGCTGAACAACTCTTTGGCTCAGGAACTGATGAAATAATGCGTGGTGCTGACAGAGCATCTGGTTTAGCTAATCTAGGAACACAAAGAAGTTTAGCTGGGTTAGGTGATGCAACTTCTACAGCTCGAGGTGCATACGGTTTATTAGGTAGTCAACTCGGTGGTTCTAACTTAACAGCTCGTGGTACTTTACAAGATGCAGCTAGAACTTCTTTAGGTG